AACCCTTGTACCTGTGACTGTACCTGTGCTTGTGACTGCTCACGATACAAAAGGACCACCATCACGACAAGAACAAGAAGAAGGAGAACAATATGATGAATGGAAAATGATACAATCTTCATTCTATCTACTAGAGAAAAGGAAGATCATGTAGAGCACATGCAGAACAGGTAGCATACTAATAGTTGTTATCAGGGCGCAATTGAGGCAATGAATCCATCTCCCGCGTAATGATGCGGAAGACAAGTTGAATCTGTCGGTTCAGGTTGATGGCACGAATCGGAGTCTGAAGACTGACACCAAATGCCGCCAAGGTGGCCCCAAACTCGGGTCCAAACGGATAAAGAGAGACGCTTCCCGTCGTCGGATCATAATACCGAGCCTGGATCACGACCATATTTGCGTAGCCGACCTCGTTCACGCCGTCACGAATGCTCGTAACGGTATCGGTATACGCCGTAGCCAGCACCAAATGTCCCTCAGGACGATTGACCCACTGGGAGAATGCACGAAGGCTCTGCCCATACGTTGGGTCGTTGAGTGACTCTTCTGAATAGCCATAGCCACTGATCTGAATGCGATCTCCTGCGCACATCTCAAACTTGCTAAAGTATTTCGCCATAGAGAGATAAAAGTTGGCGGGGGATCCGCCTGTCGCAGGCATCATCACGTTATAGACCGACGGGCTGACCCCAAATTGGATGGGGATCGTAAAAGGAGAACTCGTTCCCGCCACCGTGCCCGTCTGGGGAGCCAGAATACCGTTGATGTCAAATGTATCAGGGGTGGCGCTGATGAGTTCGCCATTGGGCCGACGAAGATCAATCGTCATCTTCTGGAGCGTAGACAGCGGTGTTGGATAATATTCCTTCTGGCACTTCATGAATTTGGGAATCATCGCAAGGAACCCACGAGAAGACGACTCTTGTGTCGTGTCCGACTGCCACTTTGCATCGTATTGGAGAACGCCGAAACTGCGGTCCATCTCGTTGTTTGTGCCGTAATTGTTGTTTTCTAGTTCTTCTACACGGATCGTAATAAACGGGAAATTGAGAATGTTGTCCTGATACGTCGTATCGGTCCCCTGTTCCGCCGTCGTGCGCTGAACGAGAACGGACAGACCCTCGCCAGGCAGAATGGCCTTCACCAATTCAATGCGGACGATGTTCTTGAATTTCTGTTGAGAGGCCAGGGTCGGGCCAAAGCTCTGTCCATTCGCAGCGGGATCAAAGTTCACGGTAAAACGGTAGCGATTCTCCTTGTTGTTTTGAAGCCAGTCACGATCCGCCGAATAGATAAAGAGATTGTGCTCGATTTCACGGTAACTGACGACGCGCTCTTCACGCACCACCACGTTCTGAGGAAGATCCTTCTTCTCCATGGGGAGCAGCAAGGGTTGTGTGATCGTTGGATTTCCATTGGCCGACATGCCAGACATCCCATCAAATGATCCCACTGCACCGCGTAGCAACTCACGACGATCAGGGAGAATCGCGAGAGGCAGATCCAAGGATGGCTGCGGCTGATTCTGCTGACGTTGAACGAGCGCGTATTCGGTGTTACGCTGGTATTCCCCTTGTTGAGAGCGAAAGGTAGAGTCGGCGGAGACGCGAGCCTGGAGACCTGCCTCGGCTTTTCCCATGTCGGCTCCTGCGCGCAGCGCCTCACGTTCACGCTGTTTCTTTGCGCGTTCAAACATTTCTGCAGCGGGCGGACCATCTTCCGAGAGAGAAATCCGAAAATCGGGGAGCGACGAGGGAAGCGCCTTGACGTCGTTGCGCTCTTGCGTCAAGCGTTCAAACCGTTGAGAAGTCTCTTGGAACAATTGATCATTCATCACGGTCTGAACGGGCTCCACGTGCTTCACGGCCTCTTTTCGCTGAAGATACTGGGAGAAATCCTTGGAGCAGGCGGTCAAGACCTCGCGATTCAGGACGACAAGCGGTTTGTCCCCCTGTTTTTGATAAACCTGTTTGAGGTAATGATCCATGGTCTTATCAAGGCGCTCCATGTGTGTAGGAGTGAGGGTGATTCCATGGCGAGAGGGGAGATCCTGAACCAATACCGTGTGAAGGGTATGGTAATTGGAATCGCCAAAGAATGCCTCTTTGATGGACGTGCCCTTTCCGTCCTGTGTAACCGGACGATACATTACTACCTTTAGACCATAATTCTTTTAGATGCCATACGCACCTCTCTACCCTGGGCCCGTTACGAATCTCTAGGAAGAAACCCTAAGAAGAGAACAGGATCGGCCGAAGTTGGAGCATCATCTGATCATCCACCGCATCTTTACAGAACTGTTCAAAGGGAATCCCATGAATCATGCAAATTAGAAAATACATACTAAACATTCCGCATTCCGTTCCGCCTCTCTGATAGCGTCGTGCGTTGTATGCCAGCCGACACCCAGGGATTTGTAGGGTCAGCGCCCGCATCAATCGCGCAATCATGGGCGGCGTCTTGTATCCATAGGAGTCAAAGTAACTGATCTGGGGGGTCACGATATCGTGGAGATCAATGTATAATCCGACCCAATGACTCCCCCCCTTGTCGTGAGGGTCCAGATTGAAAATCAGTCCTATTCCCCGTATTCCTCGCTTATACTCGTCTTTCAATTGGAGATCACAGATGTCTTTGTTGAGACATTGAACCACCCCGTCGGTGCGATAGGGGTCAGGAATGGAAAAGTCAATCGGAAGCACTCCCATAAAGCGAAACCATGGGAAGGTCTCTTGGTATTGTTCCATGACGTCTGCGATATTCACGTTATCCAACCAGGTATCAGGTTTCTTTCGCCACGCGATAGGGTAACGGGGACGAAGATACTGCTTACGAAGGTATTTCTTCTCTTTGTCTCCTAGTCCGCTCTTTTCTAGTAGGCAATGATCGGCTCCTGGCGCACAGGATGTGGCGGCCCATAGATCAGCGAGGGTGCGAACCTTCCACTTCATAAAAAGGCGAGAAGACACCGAATCCGGCAGACATGTCCCTTTCGTTCCTTTTGCTCCTTTTGTCCCTTTGGCCCCTTTGATACGTGGGTGACATCGAGTAAACTCGGATAGGGCGAGTTTCCTCTTTTTTTGTTTACGTGTAGACATGCAGGCTACTAGGGGATAATAAAAAAAGGAAGAGATAGAATGGAGTATGATATGACCATGTCGGATCTCATGATGAAAATCGGCAGTCAACTGTGGCTCGTGATCATGTTGATCCTTATCCTATGGTCAGGCGAGGAGGGATCGTTTCCTACCAATCAAGTGCGCAAACTCTTAACAGGAGCAACGCCTTCCTCAAAATAATAGGGGGGCTGGATAGACATGGAGCCAGCCACACGTTATGCTCTTTCTGTGGGAAGTGTGGTCGTGGTCGTCATTGGTATTTTTATTGCCTGCTTCAGTCATATCACGACCTTTGTAGGGACCAATGACAGCAGAGTATGGTTGAAGGACAGTATCACCATAATAACCGTCGCCTCTTTGCTGGCCGCCGCAATCACTACTGCAGGGGGCCTCATCTTCTATTACATGAAACCCGAATCCATTATGTATCTTCTTCTTTTGGTGGCATTCATGGGATTTGGTCTGTCCTGGGCGGCGTGTGCCATTGCGTTGATCAAACGAAAATAAAGAGGTGAAGTAGAATGTCTGCACCCGTTTCAGGCTCTACGGGAGCATCACAAGGAGGCAACACATCTATGTTCCTGATGGTATTGATGGGGGTGAGTGGTCTCGGTCTTTATATCTGGTCGGCCATCACAGTGGCCAATGCTCATTCTGCCACAGAGGACTATACGATCCTTAAAAATACGGTTCCCACACTCATTGGTCAGACCCTTGTGGCTACCTTATTGCTATATGGTGCCATGCTCATGTATGTCATTCAGGATTTGAATGCGATGATCTATATTCTTATTGCGATGGTGTTTCTTACCTTTTCATTCGCATACGGAGCGGTGGCGATCGCGGCGGTGTCACGGTAATCCGCTTTGCGGATTACATATCAATGCTTCGGCTTTGCCGAGGCGGTGTCACGGTAATCCGCAAAGCGCATTTCACGATTCATACCCGTGGCTGTGCCTCGTTACGATGATAGTTTCCACAAGGATGGGAGCGTATGCTGAAACCGCAGATGCATCCCGTGTGAATGGGTCAATTTGGAAATCCCGTGAAAGCGAATGACGCACCGAATCTGATCGCCAGGCGCCAACTCAGAAACGCGACAGGTCGTTCCATTCTCACATTTCACAAGAGAAGTCGGATAAATATAGAGCGAGAGAAGCGAATCTTCCAGTAGAAAATGGAAGAGTTGACGAATGCGCTCGTGGGATTCATGATGGATGCTGAGAAGACTGGTCTGGTGAACATAAAACATACTCACAATGTATTCGTGCAATGTGTGAAGTTTGAGTTGAAAGTGAGGGTGAGCAGAGATATCCACACGAAGACGCGAATGTTCGGGTTGATATTCTACGACGGTCATGGGAGGGGTGAGGATACTGACATCGCGAAACTCCAGGGAGGGATCGTGATAACTGAGATACGCGATGTTTTTCCCATAGGCCTGTGCCTGAAAGGGGGATAATTGGATGTGTTGGATATCAAATACGGGATAGGGGATGGTAAGAATCATAGCTGATCATACGTGGGGTGGGGTATTTAGGTTCATACGGGCTACCATCCTCCATGACCGTATACGCGGCCTCCACGATCGTGATAAGCGATGCCATACCGCACTCCGCCTTGGCAGCCACGTTGTCCGCGGAATCCTTCGGAGCCTATGAAACGCCTCACAAGAACCAGCAATCCTATTAATGCCAATATACCCATCATCATAACAAATCGCGGGTTCATCTTTCTATGAGGATGATAGAAAGATGAACCTGGTTCAGTGTCCCCATTGTCAACAATGGATTGATATCGTAGAATTAAATTGCCGCATTTTTCGTTGTGGCGTCTTTACACACAATGGACAACAGATACCCCCACACGCTAGCAAAGAAGAGTGTGATCGGATACAAGGATACATCTATGGATGTGGAAGGCCCTTCCGCGTGGACCCTTGTGCCGATGGTTCGTATGTTGCGACCGTGTGTGGATACATCTAGGGCTCCGTGGAGACAAGCCCTCTTCACGGGAGAGGGGTGTGGGGACAGAATGTCTCCACGGGAGAGGGGTGTGGGGAAACGCCCGTCGCAGACGGGCAGTGTCCCCACTCTCCACTTTAGTAGGCAAAGAGCAACCCCGCACGTCCACCATAGACGCGAAGCATATTATAGGTTTCCGCATACACATAGACGATGGACCGCGAATACGTAAACCCCGTTGTCGGGCTGGAATGCGCCCGAAACGTCAGCACCAAATCACGAGACGCAATGTTGTCCAGATTGGCCTCCCCACGCGGCTGAGAGAAGGGAGTCAACCCATTCTGGACACCCAATGCAATGTTATAATAATAGCGATTCACCCATGGCGCCTTTCGTTGTTCGCGAGAGGGAAGAATCGCCCGAAAGAGTGCGCATCCTTCTGTTCGGAACCGCACGAGGGAACCCTGATAGTCCAGTTCCATGCCTGAAATCGGTTCCGCATCCGACAACAGAAACCCAGGACGAAGATAGGTGGCAGGCCGATCGGCAAACAATCCGATGGCATCAGGCCACCATGGCGTCTCGGATCCATTGGGTAGCGTATTCACGGTCCCCGTGAGATCACGCGTCGCCAAAAAGTGCGCATTGTAAGAGGATGCCATGTAGGGCTGACAGAAGAAGAAGAGATCGCGGGTCGGATTAGGAACATCTAACCGAATTCGTGCCACAGGGAGTCCCCGTGTATCATAGGGGGGCTGTGCATAATGCTGGACAACGGGATATTGAAGATCACCCAGACGGAATCGGTTGGCCTCATTTTGATCCAGATAGACATATTCCGCCATGATGTAACAGTCTCCCAATAACAGCGTCTGAGGAACAGTAATCACACCATTTTGATTGGACAGCGGGGTCTGGGAGGGAGTCGCGACGGGATCAGCGGCGTAGAACGAACTCCCTTGGAGGGGCCACAACGATGTCCCATCTTCTGCAGAGTCCTGCGTGATATGGGTCGGTGTAGAATAGAGCCCGCCTATGGACCGAAACGTCAGGCCCACACGGACATCATCAAACGAAATGGCGTCAATGGGAAGGGCGCAGCCTGGATCTCCTCGTGTAAACCAGAAAGGGAGAGGGACGACGACGCTCTCTTGATAGGGCTCTGTTCCTGCAGCCGCTTTGGGCCATCCAAACGACGTAGAACTGAACCCGTTGTCTTTTCGGCGAATCATCTCGTTCATCAATGGCACTTTCTCAAGGGGGGTCTGGAATTCGTCCAGTATTTCCATGAGTCGCCCGTCGATCGTCTCCACACGCGATCCGCCAATGTCCAATGTCATGCGGTTCACAAGGGCGTGTCCCAGTGAATTCGTCCAGCCAAAGGAGGGAAACGCGGGGCCTCCTGCTGCGGCCGCGGCGAGCCTCTGAGGCGTATAGATGTCAGGCATCTGCGCGACAAGATACAGCCGTGTGACCAAATTTCCTTTTCGTAGAATCCGAAAGAATCCCGTTTGTCCAAAGGAGGGCGTGTTTTCAAAGTCCAATCGCTCCCATCGTGTCGTAAACCGTCCCGCTTTGTTC